TAGCTCCTGTACCACCACCGCCACCAGCTGCTGCTGTTATTGTTGAAAAAGTTGAAGTGTTACCATTGTTTCCTTTTCCTGGATAAGATGGTCCTACACCGGCTCCACCACCTCCCACTGCAATTGGATAACCAGTAGCAGTTACTGTAATTCTATTTCCTGGAGTTGAATAACCATCTAATGGACTTGCTGTGTAAGGTGTACTTGGACTTTTTAATTCTCGAAAACCTCCTGCTCCACCTCCACCACCATAGTTTCCACCATTTCCACCAGAACCACCGCCAGCTACTACTGCATAAGAAACTAAATTATTAGTAGCACAAGCAGCAGTTACAGATACTGTAAAAGTACCTGGACCTGTAAAAGTATGAATTTTGTCATTTCCAGAAGTTGTAATAGTTCCTCCAGTTGCTACCATATAATCAGAACCAACATCTGAGAAAGCTGAATCTTGAATTGATCTCCATCCAACTGTTGCGTCTATATAAACTAATGTAACTCCTTCTCCCTCTGAATTTAAAATTATAGAACCTGCTCCACCATTAATTTTTTCTGATCCATTTGGATCAACTGTCAAAGCATATGTATCAAATGTATTATTATAATCTTGAATAGAAACAATAGATCCTGCTGAACCTGCTGGTAGATCAACTTCAAAAGCACCTCCTGTAGTATTACAAAAATAACCCTTACCACTAACAGCAGTAAAAGTTGCTGTTTTAATTGAATCTGTTACCCAATCTACAGTTCCTGTTCTTCCGAATCCTGTTTGTGTTGCGCCTGATGCTAAAGCAACTGTTTTACCAGACTCTCCAAGAGTCATCGTGCATCCTGATGCAACTGTTAATGTGTTTACTTTAACTGTGCTAGTCATTATTGAAATTTGTACCTTATTATTACTACACCTGACCCACCAGCTCCAGATCCACTTGATCCTGGAACTCCAGCACCACCGCCACCACCTCCAGTATTGGCTGTTCCACTTCCAGCTGCAGATGTGCTTGGTCTTGTACCTCCTGCACCTCCACCTCCATTTCCTCCACTTGTCGCTGATCCAGGGTAGTCATTTCCTCCTCCACCACCGCCACCTCTAGCTACAGGGGATGCTGTAATACAAGAAGTTAAACCTGCACCTCCATTACCACCTATACCTGGTGCGGGTGCACCCGCAGCACCTACGGCTGATGCTCCACCTCCACCGCCTCCAGAACCTGGGCCAGTACCACCATCATTTCCTTGAGGTGGACTAACTGGGGGAGTATTACCACTTCCAACAGTAGTGTCATTTTTAGATCCGCCACCACTTCCACCTGGGCCAG